GCCGGAGACCGGTGCGCCGCGCCTGATCGCCGACCGCGACGCCGCCGGCCACGCCGACCGCGCCTGGGCGAACTTCATGGGCATCGCTGGCGCCGACCCGAACATTATCGAGGACAGCATGGGGCTCTTCCAGTGGCTCAAAGAGCAGCTTGAGAAGCAGTCCGGCGGTGAAGAAGAAGTTGAAGAAGTAGAAAAGGTGGCTCGATGAGCGACAACCAGGTTCCACCGTCGCTATTCTCGCGCACCGTCACGGCGGTCAAATACGCCATCACGGGCAAGCCGACCTGGTTCGGTCCCGGCCAGCCGATGGCGCCCCAGGCGCAGGAAGCCGCCGGGCGCACCTGGGACTATGCGCCGTCGATCAACCTGCAGCAGGCGCCGCGCCTCGACGAGGAAATCTCGGCCGACGAGCTGCGCGCGCTGGCGACGAATTGCGACGTGATGGCGTTGGTGATCGGAACGCGGAAGGATCAACTCACCGGCCTCACCTGGTCTTTCCAGATGAAGGACAAGACCGCCCGTAAGACCGTCGACCCGCGCATCAAGATGCTCACCGAGTTCTTTGAAATGCCGGATCGCGAGCATTCGTGGGACCAATGGATATCGGCGATCCTGGATGACTTGCTGGTGATCGACGCGCCGACCGTCTACCCGCGCCGGACCCGCGATGGCGGGATTTACGGCTTCGATTATGTCGACGGGGCGACCATTGTCCGGAAGTTCGACGAGTTCGGCCGGACGCCGATGGCGCCGCAGCCGGCTTATCAGCAGCGCCTGCATGGGCTGGCAGCCGTCGACTATGCCGTCAACGAGCTGATCTACATGCCGCGCACCCCGCGCACCTATAAGGCGTATGGCCTTTCGCCGGTTCAGATGGTGGCCTGGACCGCCAACATCGCGCTGCGCCGGCAGTCCTTCCAGCTCGACTTTTACACCTCGGGTTCGATGCCGGACGCCGTCGTCGGCCTGCCCGATAGCTGGTCGTCGTCGAAGGTCGAGGATTACGACAGGCGCTTCAATCAACTGCTTTCCGGCGATGGTTCGCAGCGCCGCAAGGTGAAGTTCATGCACGCCAGTGCGGCGTCGTCGTTCAAGCAGCTCAAGGAAGCGGTTCTGAAGGACGAGTTCGACGAATGGTTGGCAAGGGTCGTTTGTTATGCCTTCTCGGTCTCTCCGCAGGCGTTCGTGAAGGAGACCAACCGGGGCACCGGCGAGACCGCGCAGGCGATGGCCAACGCGGAAGGGCTCGCGCCGCTGCGGCGTTGGGTGAAGTCCTTCATCAATCGCTGCATATTGGTCGGCTGGGGGTGGACCGACATCGAATTCGCCTGGCACGAGGAAGAGGAGACCAACCCGCAGGAGCAGGCGGTCACCTCGACGACTTACATGAAGAACGGCGTGCTCCTGATCAACGAAGTCCGCGCCGACATCGGTCGCGAGCCGATCCCTGGCGGCGATACCCCGCTGATCTTCACGCCGACCGGTGCGGTGCCGCTATCGGTCGCCATCGAACCGCCGAAGCCAGAACCCGCGCCGCAGATCGGACACAACGGCGGCCCGACGATGGACGGCAAGCAGGGCACCGAGGCGGACCAGGAGGAGCAGCTCCTGACCAAGGCCGCGAAAGGTGAAGGGCGGCTGCAGGCGATCTGGCAAGTCTTCCTCGCTCACGAGGGCGCGCGGGCCGCGAAGGCGCTTTCGCATCTCGCTCCGACAGCCGTCGAAGTGGCCAAGGCGGCCGGCGACGATGCCGCGTCAGACCCCACTGACCCGACCGCCGCCGCCACGCCGCCGGCATCGGACGATGTGATCGACGCGTCGATCGACCAGACCATCCGCTCAATGGCATGGCCAGTCGTGCAGTCCGGCACCGTGCAGATGCTCGAGGAGGCGGCGATCGGCGGCGTCTCGGCCGGCGAGGCGACACTCGGCCAGGTCATCGGCATCAGCGTCGCCAGCAAGCCGGCCAGCGGCGGCGGCATGTCGCAGATCATGTTGGATGCAACGAGGCTGGCCAACCCGCGCGCCGTCGCAGCCGCGCAGGCGCAGGCCGCCGAACTGGTGAGCGGCGTGGAGCAGACCACGCGGGACAATCTCCGCCGACTGGTCGTCCAGGCGCAGGCCGAGGGTTGGAGCACCAAGCGCCTCGCCGACGCTATCGCCTCCGATTACACCTTCAGCGCCGACCGCGCCTGGGTGATCGCCCGCACCGAACTGGCCCGGTCGTCGACCGCCGGCAACATTGAGGGCTGGCGTCAGGCCGCCAAGCTCGGCGTGAATATCCAGAAGCGCGTGATCCTCGGTCAGAATGAGAACCACTGCCTGGTCTGCACTGGCGCTGTCCTGGAGGGCGCGATCCCGCTCGACGATAGCTGGGCGGCAGGCTTCCAGACGCCGTTTCATCCGAGCTGCTACTGCACCTTGACGCCGGTTGTCGGCGGGAGCGTCTCGAAAGCGTTCAGTCCGGATCAGCCGCGTGGCCCCAACGGAAAGTGGGTGGCCGGCGGAGCCGTCGCGGATGTCGACGGTGAAATTCAGCGTGGACGCAAGGCGATCTCCGAAGCGATGCAGGGGAAGACCAATCGCGTCAACGCGATGCAGTCCGAGGTCGGCCCGGTGTCATTCCTATGGGGGCACACCAACGGCACGGCACGCGACAAGGGCGGCTTTGGTTTGGCCCATATCATCAACAAGCGATCGCATGAGGGGGTTGATGGAACTGCCCTCATCAACCGCATTCCCGAGGCTATCGCGAAGGGCCAGGGACACCAGGACCATCTCGGCAGTTGGATCATCGAGCACAACGGCGACCGACTGGTGCTTGAGAAAGGCGGCAACGGCACGCCAGCGCCTTGGGTGCTGACCGCCTACACGCCGAAGAAGTGAGGGAGAAGTGTCCCGATGAACATCCCAGGGGTAACCCCTGCTGGACGTCTACGCTGACCGCTTTCTGTTGGCTGTACGGCGGCCGGGGAGCGGGACACGGACACTCTACTCCAATCGAGTATGCAAATTCAACGTTAAGGGGGCTTTCAGAATGAGACCGCTTCCCGAGCAAACCACCCGGTCGATGATGCCCGGCTTCGAACGCAATTCAGCGCAGCAGATGCAGCCGAGCGAGATGCTCCGCTTCACGATGATGCAGAAGGCGCTCCGCCGTCTCCAACTGCCGTTCTACACGGCCGATGCCCGGTTCATCACCGAGAACGCGAACGTCCATCCGGCGCTGCTTAGCGAGCGCCAGGCAGCCAATTTCAACCGCCTGGGATGGAAGCACCGCCAGCGCCTGCCGCATGGCGTGGCGCCGGCTTCCGATCCGGGCAATGGAGATATCGACCATGGCGATCACTGACGTAGTCCGCCTCGATCGCATCTATGGCGCGATCCAGCGGCACGAGGTCGGAGCCGATCCAACCAGCCCGGCTTCCTGGTCGGGCAAGCAGGTCGGCCTGGGAACCTTCCTGTGCGACAACGGCGGCCTGTCGATGGATCAGGCTGACAGCGGCAACTGGACCGGCGGTCTGATCGGCAAGGGCGTGCTGGGCGGGACGCGCTGGGGCTTCAGCAGCGCCGCCTATGCGGACGACCTTGGGTATCTGCCAGCGGAGTTGCGGGCGACCTATCCAGCCATGGTGAAAGACCTCACGCTCGACCAGGGCAAGCAGCTCTTCCACTATGCCTATATGCTGCGCCTGCGCGCCTATGAGATGCCGGCTGGCCTCGCGTTGCTGGTCGCGGACAGCGGCTTCAACAATGGCGTCAAAGGCGGAAGCCGATGGCTGCAGGAGATCGTCGGCGTCAACGAAGATGGTGCGATCGGCGACACCACTCTGAAATCCGTGCGGACCCATATTGCCGTGGCCGGCGAGGATGAAATCGCGGCGAGCTTCCATGCCCTGCGCATCAATGCGATGGCCCGCATGACGAGCTGGTCGGTCGACGGCGGCGGCTGGTCGAAGCGCCTGGCGCTGCTGCCATTCCAGGCGACGGCGCTGGCCGCGTTGGATCGAGCCGCCGTCTGATATCCCGCGCACCATCAATATGCCCCGTAAGCGATTTTAAGCGATGGTTCTAGGTGGGGGTGGCCGCAGCCGCGCGTCATCTCCGTTAAAATGCAAAGGCCGCTGTACGGGCAAATTTGAGGCCCGTCATTTCGCGAAATAGGTCGCATCGGACAGACTGAATAATCCGCGCCCATTTTCGCATTGTGCCCCTCGGTATTCGACCGGAGGCTGGCGTGCTGATTTTCCCGATCTACAAGGCGCTTGAAGAAGGTCAGCGCGTGTTCGCGCGCCTCACCGAGAAGTTGGACCGCGAAGGCGACAGCCTGGATTACGCGGCGTCGGCGCCGGTGATCAAGGCGTGGTCGCAGACGCAGCACGCCGCGAGCGGCGGCTTGAGCTTCGGCAACGTGCGCGGCCAGCACAATCCGCGCATCGCCGCCGGCCGGGTGGTCAATCTTGAATTCGACGACGTCGCCAAGACGGTGGACTTCGAGATCGAGGTGGTCGACCCCGACGAATGGGCGAAGGTCCAAAAGGGCGTCTACACCGGAATTTCGCCCGGCGGCAAAGGTCGGCGCTATCTCGACCAGGCAGGGACCAAGCGCCTGGCGCTCACGGCGATGATGGAAACGTCGCTCGTCGATTTCCCGGCGCAGGCCGACGCGGTCTTCACGGTTGTCAAGGCTGCTGGCGGCGAAGAGCCGGTCGCATTCGCCGAGCAGGAGTCGATGTTCGACATCGATGTCAGTTTCGATGTCGCGAAGGCGCTTTCCGATGCCGCTCCCAACGGGGAAGCGGCGCGCGATGCCGTGCTGCTGGTGATGCCGGCGGACAATATCGCCAAGGCGTTCGGCGAAGGCGGCGACTATCTGGTCTCCGGCGTTCAGCGTCGCTCGATGGCGCTGCTCGGCGAGGCGATGCCGGACGGCAGCTGGCCGGTGCTGAGCCAGCGCGATCTGGACGCGGCGGTTGTCGCTGTCGAGAAGGCCACGGGCGCTTCGGATGACGTTCGCGCCCATCTGGTGCGTCGCGCCGAAGAGTTGAGCCTGACGCTGCCGGCCGCATTGACCGCCGCAGGCGCGGTTGTGCTGGTTCAAAAGGGCATGGGTCAGGTCGCCGAGTTCGCCTCGTTGATTTCCGACCTGCGCTGGCTTGCGAGTTCCGTCACGTTTGAGGCGGCTCAAGAAGACGACGGCTCGACCATTCCGGCCCGCCTGGCCGCTTGGCTGGCCACCGGCGCGCAGTTGCTGACCGATATGGCCGGCGAGGAGAGCGCCGAAGCGGTCGCCGATCTACAGACGCTGATGGCGTCGCTGCCAACCGTCGCGGCCGTCGCCGCTGCGGTCGATGACGACGACGTCGCGAAGGCGTTCGGCGTGGTCTCCGATCAGGCGGCCGTGATCAACCGGCTCACCGGCAGCCTCGCATCCGTCAGCGACAATCTGCGCCAGGTCCGCGCCCGAGCGACGGCGGCCGAGGCCGAGATCGAGGTGTTGAAGGCGATGCCGGCCGGCGGCGGCCCGCGTCTGTTCAACGTTCCGCGTGAGAACGATGGCGGTGCTCCGCCTGCTGCCGACCAGCGCGCCCAAATCGCGGCGATGCCCGATGGCATCGAAAAGGCCCGCGCACTGCTCCGCCACAACCTCGTCGCCAGCCTGGCTGGCTGATCATCAAAGGAAAAGCCATGCCTTCCCCGTTGAAAGCTATCACCGCCGATACCATCGCCCTGATGCGCTCGACCATCCTCGCCGACATCGATATCGAAAAAGCGTTCTCACAGCCCGGTTCGTGGCCAGCTGGCATGCAGAACATCGACCTCGAGCCTGTCGCCAAGGTTCTCTTCCCGGTGCTGACGCCGCTGCGCAATCGCATCCCGCGCAAAGGGGCGAATGGCTCGATCCAGGCATATTGGAAGGCCTTCACCGGTGTGAACACCGGCCAGATCGACCTGGGGTTGGGGGACGGCAACCGAGGCGGCGTCCAGACCACGGGGACCGCGGACTATTTCGCCATCTACAAGCAGCTCGGCTTGGATGGCAGCGTGACGCGCGCGGCGCAGTTGGCCGCCGCAGGCTTCGTCGATTTGCTCTCGCAAGAGCAGACCAACGTGCTCTGGGCGACGATGATCGGCGAAGAGGCGCTCGACCTCGCCGGCAACGCCACGCTCCAGCTCGGCCGAGGCAACCAGCCTTCGGCGGCCGACAGCTCGACCGGCGGTGCGATCCCGTTCAACACCGTGGTTTCGGTGATCGTGGCGCCGCTTTCCGCCGCCGGCTATGCGGCTGCGACCATCGCTGGCGGCGTGCGCGGTCAGGTGACGCGGACCAATGCCGACGGCACCTCCGATACCTTCGGTGGCGGCACCGGCCAGCCCAGCGTGAACCGCTCGATCACCACGGCCAACGATGCCTCCAACGCCCATTCGGTCGCCACGAGCACCGCGCTCATTGGTGGCGCCTATGGCTATGCCTGGTTCTGGGGCACGGCGGGCAACGAACGGCTCGGTGCGCTCACTACGATCAACTCGCTTGTCATCACCACCGCGCAGGGTGCTGGGACGCAGCTCGCCAGTG